TACTGTACGCCAGACGGAAGCATCCACCATAACACAACGGTTGCCTCGATTATTTTCTTGTACGATATGGCTCGTCTCTTATGTATGGATGAACCGCAATTAAAGTTCAAGCTACCTAAATCAGCAAAGATGTTTTTTACGCTAACAAACTCCACGCTAGAAAATATTGAGCAAGTAAACTTCGACCCTATTATTGCATTGATAAGAGAGTCACCGTTCTTCCGTTCAAAGTTTAACAACACTAAGTCTAGGAATTCACTATTCATTAACAACATTGATATAGGTATGGTTTCACAAAAGAGACAACTTGTTGGTAAGAACGTTTTTAGTGCATCATCGGATGAAGTAAACCAAGAGGTCCGCAAGGGTGGTTCACAAAATATCATTACGGAAATGTATAACAGAATTAACTCAAGATTCTTATTGAAGGGAAATAAATGGGGTGGTCATTACTCTATTATCTCATCAGCAACGACTGAGGGTTCTGTAATACAAACTATGATAGACAACGCTGAGGAAACTCAAGGGGATAACGTAAACTTCAGTGCAAGTGATATCTTAGTCATATCAGCTCCGAGATTTGAAGTCCTTAAACACAAGACACACTATTCAGGTGAAACATTTGAAATATTTATTGGGGATTATCAATCAGACCCTTTCTTTATAAATAACATAGAGGATAGACAACGGGCTGAAACATACGACCCAACGAAGATATTTGAAGTACCAATGGAACACCGAAAGGAATTTGATGATATCTATGCTGGTATCCGTGACGTTCTAGGTATGGCTGTATCAGATGTAAGAACATTTATTCCGTTCAAAGATAAGATTAAAGAAGCACTAATCCTACAAACGGGTTGTGCTATGGATGAGGTGATACTCGGTGAAGATGGTGATCTTATGGATTACTTTAAAGATGAGCAAGTAGACATATTTCTCCCAGGAAGTCAAAAGGTTATCGGGCTAGATATTGCGTATGCTGGGGATAGGTATGGATTGGCTATGCTTCATATTCACGATACTGTTGGTGAGGGTGAATTACAAGAGCGACAATATTGGGTTGACTTTGCCATAGGGATTAGACCTCCGAAGGGTGAACAACTTAAGCTATACAAAGTCCGTGAATTCATTAATGAGTTATATCGTAGGGGAGTTGGTGTTGAGTTAGTCGTATCGGATAGTTTTCAATCTAAGGAAACACTACAACTTCTAGAGCAACAAGGTATGAAGACTAAAATGTATTCAGTTGACCGAAAGAAAGAAGCGTACTATGCTCTAAGAGATGCAATCATATCTGAAAGGATTAAGATGCCCAATAACAGAATATTGTACCGTGAGCTTGTATTCCTTAAAGAAGATGAGAAGAAAATTGATCACCCTGAAGCCAACCCAGATGGAACTAGGGGTTCAAAGGATATCGCCGATGCAATTGCCAATGCTCTATGGAACATAACAACGGAAGTTGAATATAGACCTTATTTGAACTCAGCGTTCATAGAGGAAATGGAAGAAGTGATTGGGGATGACTTTGATGAAGATAACCCATACTCAAGTATATTTGGGGAAGGAACGGAAGGTCGATTCCTAGAACACTGATAAAGAAACACATTAAATAGTTAAAATCAAAGGAGAACATATGTTTAAAGAACTAGGTGACAACTTTTCAAATTTAACCAACAAACTTTTTGGCTGGTCAATGCAGTTAGACCCTGCAGTACAAGCACAGCAAATGGTAAACCACGGAGACGTAGAACCATCAGTTAATAATATTTTACTAACAAAGTTTTTGGAAATTAATGAAACAAAGAAAGGAATTATTGCAGATATAGATTCAATAAAGAACTTCTATTTTAGTCAATTGATAGTTGACAGAATTATGGATGATGCATTGAACCCAACGGGAAATGAGCATAAGCTATTTGACGTTAAGATTAAGAATTCAGTCGGTGAAGTCGATGAAGCTACTTCAAAATTGGTAAATGATTTTGTTGATGAATTCAATATACAAAAGATGATTGTAGATATAGCTAATGACTTACTATACTATGGAGAATACTTTTTAAGAATAGATGTAAACGGTCAAGGTGATGAACACGGTACTAAAAAAGGTATTATGACAATTCACGATGACGTGGATATGACAACAGTTATCCCAGTATTTAGAGACAGTGATGTAAGTTACTACTTGTCATTAGGTAAAAAGAAAATTGAAACGTTACAACCAACATCAATGATATACTTTTCATTACCATCGTCAAGGATTAGAGTAAAGGTTGACGGGCTTAATGAAAAGGTTCTTTATCTTAGAATGGGGAAATCAGTATTATACCCATCTTACGGACTAATTAAAGAGCTAAAGTTTCTTGAGAACTTAGTGCCGTTGGGATTCATTAACGATGCTTTAGCAACCAAGCTCGTATCTGTATCAGTGCCTGCGACTACTAAGCCAGCAGAAGCACAAAAGATTGCACAGATGTATGAGAAAATGGTAAACAAAACTCTTAGAGTCAGTACAGCTGAAAAGTCAGACGATGAAATCCTTAAGACTGTAGGAGCTAGAGTCGGTGAAGTAAAGGTTATTCCTAACTTTGGTGACAAAGGTGAGCTACAAGCTGAGGACTTTAATTCAGATAGTAATTATGATGAGATGCATGAAAAGATTGTTGATATAAGAAAGATGGCACTAAGCACTATTGGTGTACCAGCTTCAATTATTGATGAAGAAGGTATTAAGTCAGACGTAATTAAGGATCATATTCGATATACTAAGAAACTTAAAAGTATTCAATTTGCACTTAAGGAAGGTCTACAAAGACTAATCATTGTCCACTTGACTAACATAGGGTTCAGAAACTATGTCAAGGAAAACATTGAGATTACATTCTTAAACATATTGAACACAGATGACCTTGAGCGTCTTGAATTCTTAGACCTTACGGTGTCAATGGTAGATAACTTCAAATCATTCGTAACAGATTTTGAAGACCATGATGAAATAGATATCAATATGGAAGAGTATGTTAAGTTCTTGAATAAACAATTTGCTACTATGGCTGGTTTCGATATCTTTCAATTGAAGGAAACAGATGCTGCTGGAGATAATGGTGAAGATGACAAAAGTTCAGATTGGTAAGGGGATATAATGAAATTCAAAACTAAATTAGATGAGGTTCAATATAAAGTATTAGGGCTTAATGAGGTAGAGGTTAAGAAGAGAATTGGTATGGCTAAGGTCAAGACTGCTAAAGACCATAATGCTTCAAGAAATATGAAGAACCAATGGCGTAGAAATAAAGCTGGTATGAAGAAGGGTATTGCGAAATGGAACAAATCAACAGCTGGTAAGAGATTTCATAGAGCACTAGGTAGATTCAACGCGTTAAGAGAATCAACTTCTGGCAGCACAGCGTACTATAATCAAGATTTAATTTCAGGCATGAATTATGTTGACCTTTCAATGACACAAGTTAATGATGCACTCCTTGGTCTAAGTTCAATAGAAACACATTTGTACCTTGAGCTTCAATATTATGAAGCTGATGCCGAAGCCATGGTCCAGTTCTTAGAGTTGCTTGATGCCTTTGTTAAGGACTCTAGTGTACTAAAGGTAGAGTTGTTAGCAGCATATGTTTCAGGAAAAATTGAAAAGGAAAATTATGATCTATTAACAGACATGGTTCAATTCTTTAATGACCCTAAAATGTATATGTATGCTAAGAGGGAATTAGTTGGTATGCGGAATGACCAAGACGATGAAATGTTCAGAGCTATGTTACAAGCTGTTCAGAAATCAGACCCGTTGGCTCCTAGTAACGAGACATTCGATAAGTTAGATTCAGTATTTGAAGACTTATTAAATAATAAAAACTAACTAATAGGACTATATATGAAAAACTATTTATATGAAAATCACGACGTAAAGGGATTAGTCATAACAGAAGCTAGTGCTTCGAAACTTCAAGAAGGGGTTCTGGCTAAGGTTTCAGGACCATCGTTCTTCTTAGACGGGTACTCTAGAAACGGTAGATTCTATCCTAAGAAGCTTTGGGAAAATGCACTAAAGAACGCTGATACAAAAGAAGCTCTTAGTAGAGGGCTTATGTTCGGTTGTATTGGTCACCCAAAAGATTACAGCTTAGATGAATTACTTGAATCAGGACGTGTATCTCACAAGGTCACTAAAATCTATATTGATGAAAAGACTGGCGAAGGTATGGCTGACTATGAAATACTCGATACTGAGTCAGGTAGAATCCTCAATACTATTTTACGTTCAGGTTCGGACATGTATGTATCAACTAGAGCGTTTGGTGGTTTCAGTAATGAGACCAAGAGTAAGAATGGAAAGAAATATAAAGTGTTAGATGAGAAAAACTTTGTCATCGAAAGTATTGACTTTGTTATCCAACCAGGATTCCTAGAGACCAAACCAAAGCTTATGGAAGCACTACAAGAAGACTTTTTGGCTTTACAAGAAAAAGCTATTGATCACCCAGTTGACTGTATAGATGGAATTTGTGGACTAAAGTTCCCCTCACAGAATGAGGTGATTGATGATATGATTAATAAAAATGAAATACCTGGAGAATCCGAGGTAAAAGGGGATAATGTGAATATTGATAGAGATTTATTAGAGGAGTTAAGTAAGGAAGACGTAATTACTATGTTAGAAAACGTGGTGAATGAAAACAACATATTGATTGATAAGGTTGATGAAGAAACTGCAGACGACGATATGATGGTATCAGCAAAACTTATGATGAACTATGTATCATATGTTGAGTTGCTTACTAAGTTGGTTCGTTATAATGTTGAATATGAAAAGTATTATGACCAACTTATTGAATTCCTAGACAAAGATTCAAAACTCACTACTTCAGATATGGAAGAGCTTGATAAGATTTGTGATGAAATCCTTAAAGAGAAAGATGTTGAAGAATCTATCACTGGTACATGTGAGCGTATTAAAGAACTTGCTAGTAAAATGAATGATGACGGTGACGATAATGAGAAAGAAGACAAAGAAGGAAAAAATGCTGAAGAGCGTGAAGATGATAAACCAAAGGGAAAAGACACTGAAGATGACTCAACTGAAGTAAAAGCAGCAGGAGAATCATTTGTTGACTATGTCATGACTCTTATGAAGCCTGAAATCGTTATAATGGAAAAGATAACTAAGGTTCAGGATGAAGATGCTATCCGTGAACTTAAGGGTCAATTACTTCAAATGAAAGAAGCGACTAAATTCCTTACTAAGAAGCTTGATGAAGAAATGACCAAAGCTCCTAAGATTGAGAAGGTTACTGAAACAAAGATCGAGTATAAAGTACCTGAAGATATTCATGAGACTATTATCAAAGAAAAGAAACACGCTGAAGAATTAAGTGAAGAGCTTGAGTCTGAAGTTAATAAGCGTATTTCTATTGAAGAAAAGCTCGATGAAGCACAACGTGAGTATAAAGAACTCGAAGACAAATTCAATTATATATCTGAAGACTTCAATAAACTCAATGACTCAATCGATGAGAAGGAAGAGAAGGATAAAGAGTTGTTCCGTGAAATACTTGAAGACAAGAAAAAGGAATATGATGAAGTTACTGGGTTATATGAAGAATTGGAAAATAAGGTAGAAGGGTACAAGAAAGACAAAGTCAAGGCTGTACAACTTTCATCTGAATATAGGGAAGCAATGCTTGAGACTAAAGCTAAGTATTATTCGAATGTATATAAGGTAGAGTTGCCAGAAGTTAAGAAGCTTATGGAAACATATAAAAATGAAAAGGACTTAGTGGCTAATCTTCAAAAGGAAGAAAAGATCATTAAGCGTGAGTCTGCGTCAGCAGTCATCCCTGATATTCCTGAATACAAACCTTCATCAAGACACTCAGAGTCTAAATCTAAATTCCTTGAGGGTTTGACTAGATAAAGATTTTAGAGGTTTAAAGAAAATTTAAGGGAATTTTAAAGTTCTCTTAAGTTACGTTATTAAATAACTGTAAGTTAAAAGATTGTTGAGTCTGATTCGGTAGCACAAAATGCCCTCCGACAAATGCAAATTTAAACAAAAAACAAATTAATCCTTAGGAGGATATAAACGTGGAACAAATTAAATTACACGAAAAAGTTGAACAATTTTTCGACAAATACTCAGACTACATGACTTTCTTTGAAAACAAGTCGACAGTAGCTAAAACAAGAGGTGTTACAAACGAAGATCTTTTTGCACTAGGTACTCAACTAGAGCAGTATGAAAACTTCCAAGCATTCTCAGAAGCTAATGGTGGTTACGGTGACCTTGGTGTTCTTCCAAACATTGCACTTGATGTTATTACTGCATCTACAGCACAGTCTCCAATTCCTTTGATCGCATCTATTCAGCCGTTGCAAGAGCAACAAGGTACAATCTACTTCAAGAATGTTATCGCTGAAACAACTAGAGGTGGTGTTGTTGATAACGACGTATTGGTAGACCCAATTCATGGTCGTGTTAAGAGAACTACAAACTATGCTGGTGAAGACATTAAAGGTGAAGTTATCGGTGCTGGTGATGACGCTACATTGACATTCTCAGGAACAGTGGTATATATGCCAGTTCGTAAGAGAGAAGTTGAAGTTTACGCTACTGTTGGTGGTGAGCAAAAGAAACTTATCGATGATGGTCAAGGTAACTTGATTGGTGTTGGTGGTTCAGGTGTTATCAATTATGAATCAGGTGCGTTCTCAGCAACATTCCTTGTAGCTCCAGAAGCTGGTTCAGACGTAACTGTAAACTATGCAACAAACTTTGAAGCACTTACAGAAATCCCTACTATTAGAAGTGAATTCGACTCACTACCAATTAGAGCACGTACTTATGCACTAAGAAGTGATATCGGTCTATTCAAATCTTACTCATTGGGTAAAAGATTCGGAATTAACGTAGAAGAAACAATGGCTAAGGACTTGACTCAAGAACTTACAACTGAAGTTGCTTCAAACGTAGTTATGGAAGCATATGTAAATGCAACTGGAAACATTGACTGGAACAAAACTGCACCTGCAGGAATTTCATTCACAGAGCACAAGCTTACTTTCTTTGATGCATTGGCATACGCTGAATCAATGATTCTTAACAACGCTGGTAGATCAGGTGGAGCATCAGCTCTAGTTGCAGGACACCAAGCAACAGCAATTATTAGAACTCTTCCTGGTTTCAAACCAGCTGGTGACTTGAATGCAGTACTTGGTACTCACTTCTTCGGTACACTTGATGGTAAGCCAGTTCTTAGATCATCTGTAGTTCCTGATCAAGAGATTCTTATGATCTCAAAAGGTACATCTATGTTTGATACATCTTTGGTATATGCTCCTTACCTTCCACTATTCGTAACGAATATGACTGACGGTATTGATCACAACCCATTGAAGTCTCAAAAAGGTGTGGCACTTCAAGCTGGTATGTTGGCTCCAGTTCCAACATTGATCACTAAGATCACAATCGTTACTGCATAAGTAACGATCACTTGAAGAAACAATAATCCTCGGGCTTAGGCTCGGGGATTTTTGCGTTAAAGAGAACAGCGTTTTTATTCTTATGTTTTTAGTAATTAAATAAAAGTATAATAATCAAAACAAGGAGATTTTTAATATGAAGAAAGCCACTAGAAAGACTGGGTTGTACGTTGCGAGTACAGACAACGACGGTTCGGTAATGTTTAGAGTTGATGGAAAACCTTATACACTGAGAAAGGGTACTGATATTGAAGTATTCATTAATGAAAGACATAGTGTAACTTTTCCAGCGTCGTACATGACACTAACTCTCAAGGAAGAAGGTGAAGTAAAAGCACCTAAAGTTGAAGCAAAAACAGAAGCACCTAAAGTAGCTCCTAAATCTGAATCTAAGCCAAAAGTTGCAAAGAAAGAGATTAAAGAAGAAGTGAAAGAGGAGCCGAAAGTTGAAGCTAAGAAAGCACCAGCAAGAGGTCGTAAGAAGTCTGTAAAGATTGAGACTGAAGAAAAGTAAGGGGAGTTCGTATGATAAAATTAGAAGAACTAGCAAACATCCTTGAAGCGAATGAGAACCTTGAAGTCACTATGACTGAAGAAGGTCTTCTTGTTAAAGATAAGATGGATGAAGGAAAAGTAATTCCTACAGATATCGTAAACTTTGTAAAGGTTTATGAAAGAGAACCAAATATTACTGCTAAAGGTAACGGCTATGTAATTGATACAACTGAATTCAGTGGTCAATCATTTATGATGTTATTGATGAGCGTATTTGGAGCAGAATATAGTTTCAAAGTAACTGGTGCATACCAAGTGACTGCAACACCTAAAGGTAAAGAAGGTGTGAGAGAAAGTATTGAAGAAAGTGAAAAAGACGTTCTTGATTTTGTAGCTATTGCTGAAGCAATTGATGCAGAAGGGATAGACATTGAAATTCACGAAGACGGATTAAAAATAGAGTGTGCAAACAAATCGGAAGTTGCTGAAGCAATCGATGCACTGAACCCAGAGCTTGTAATAGAAATTACAGACACTGCAATATTAGTATCAGGAGAATAAGATGGCAATTAAAGATTTAAGAAATTTAAACGAAGCAAAAATTAAACTAAGTGAAGCAAAAGAGCTTTTAGAAAATGACGGGTATTCTGTCGTAAAGGGTGACGTAGAGATCGATGAGTCTTCTGCAGTAGCACTTGTGAAAGAAGCTGGTTATACGGTTATTGCTGAGTCAGAAATTGTTTCTGTTGAAGAAGCTATGAAAGTTAAAGTTATCGAAGCACTTAAAGAAGATGGTGACCTATTGATATCTGAGTCAGAAATTGAATCAGTTGAAGAAGCTATGGAAGCAAAAATTGTTGAAAAGCTTAAAGAAGACGGTGCACTTGTGATTGAAGAAAGTCAAATTGCGTCAGTTGAAGAAGCAATGGAAGCAAAAATTGTTGAAAAGCTTAAAGAAGACGGTGTTACTATGCTTGATGAAGAAATGATGGACGCAATTGACGAAGAGCTTGAAGCTATGGTTACAGAAAGAGTTGAAGCAGGAATCGATGCACTTGTTGAAGGCGTAGAAGATCTTGAAGAAGGTGAATTACCACCAGCACTTAAAGCAGCAATCGCTAAGAAGAAAGCTAAAGATGGTGACAAAGACGCTGACAAAGACGCTGACAAGAAAGATGAAGCTGATGACAAAGACGCTGATGACAAAGACGCTGATGACAAAGACGGTAAAGATGGTGAAGATGGTGAAGAAAAAGTTGCTGTTAAAAAAGAGCAAAAAGAAGCATTCCTTGAAGGTCTTATCGGTGGAAACGTAGAGTCAGTAGAAAGAAAGACTGGTTCAGTATCACTATTAGAGAGTCTAATAGACTAACATAACATAAGGAGGTCATTATGACTTTAGCTAATCTAAAAGACTACCTCCTTATCAACTCCTTACAATACTTCGTTGGGGCTGATGATATAGAGGTCACAGACGAGGTACTTGAAGGGCTTTCCAAAAGAGCCCTTGCTACATATGCCAACTGGCGTCCACTATACTCATTTACAGAACTAGATATTGACCATTATGAGACAACTATTAAACTTGATTCGTCAGGTCGTAGAATCCTCAATATAGTTAATCTTTATTTTTTCGAACCTGCAATTGCGGGTGAAGCTGGTGCCATACCATGGAACTGGGAATACAATAAAGATAACGGTCGATTTAAAACAGAAATCACGGGTAGCTATACAGCTGAAACTTTAGTGATGGGAACATTAGAAGATTATGATGAGAGTAATATTGAATTAATGGATATGTTGCTTGGTTTGTATATGATGTATGTAGGTTCTAGTAGGAAGGCATTTACATTTGGTGATCAACCATTTGAGAATGACGGTGCTGAAATATATTCAGACGGTAAGGAATTGTGGGAGACGACACTTGAGTCGTTAAAGACTGAACAAGATAATTGGTATCTTGGAATTTTATAAGGTAATGTAAATGGAAAATAAAAAAGGTCTAGATTTTGTAGAGTATTTTGAGTCAGGTGAAGAAGAACCTGAACTGATCGAAGAAGATAGTACGCATATTAATGAAGGGTTGGTTGATGTAATATTCAAAACCTTTAAAACAAATATGAAAGTAAATGTTTCAGGTCAATTGATCTACTTCAAATGGGAATGGATTTTAAATAAGACATTCTTTACAATAAGAGTTAGACGCAAAACCCTTGACAATTTTGTGAAATGGTTACAGGATATTCAGGGTTATGCTGATAGCGAATAGGGGATAGTATGATTACGGAAATATCATTTAGACAAAACACTAAAAGAAACTACATGGCTATTAAGCACATGCAATATTTACAAGGACTTCCTTGTAATATCTACCACCCAATATCCAAACCTGCATTATATAATGATAGTTCACAACTATATGAGTACAATAAATTTCCTGATGATGACGGAAGGTTTCTTGTAACTGGAATATATGGACTTCAGGAAATGACTGGCTTAGGACTAGAGGGATATTCTTCATTCAATGATGATGAGGGTAAGATATACACAATCGGTGAAAACCTTGAGATACCACGTAACTCTAAGATAGAAGTATTTTTTGAAGATGGTATTAAAAGATTCAGAACACAAAACTCAATGATAGTAAACGCAGTTAATGGAGACCCTCTATACGGTATCCATTCAATCGTGCCTATTGCTTAAGGATAATTAATGAATACATCATCTGCTATAATGGGATTACTTGACCATCTAAAAGAAACAACACTTCAATATTTTGAAGTCCTTGATACATATATTTATGATGAGACGCTTGACTTTAGAGGGAGAGCATCTCAATGGGTAACTAGGGAAGGGATATTTGAATTTGCTGAGGGTGAAGTCCCAAAAGATTGGGTGTTTATTATTTGGAATAGAAGTTCGCTACAAGAAGCTAATTGGAATAATAGACCAATGCAAATTACGGCTAACTTTGAAGACCCAAGTACGGCTAACCAAGCAAACTCAACAACAAATATGAGAATGGCATCTTTAGATGTCGAAATAAAGATAGTTACTAACAACATTGCCATAGCTGAGCAGATAGAAGAGCACCTTTATGTAAATACTGGTGAGTTTCTAGTGTTTGATGCAGATTATGGCGAGAATGGCATCTTCAACCTTTCAGCACAACCTTCTACAACTACAACGTTCGAGAAGGAAGACCTGAATGAGTTGGGACCAGTAATGGCAGTTGGGTTACAAGTTAATATAAACTTCCCAGTCATTATGCCATTGAAGCAAGCAAGTGTGATAGAGATAATAAATTACAAATTATGGCAATACCCAGTTGAAACTCCTTCTTTAATACAAGAAGAGACAATTACTGGATAAATAAATTATTTGCTTATTAAATAATTAAAATCAATTAAGGAGATTTATATGACTAAGATAATTTCCACAGTAAATTACCCAGTTTCTGTGAAATATAATGGACAAACAATCGTAGTGTCACCAAGTGAGACTATTAAAATCAATAACCCTGAACTTTTGCCAGCTGTTTTACCAGCTGGACTAAGAAAAGTTCAAGTAAAATAAAAGGAGGGCTTTAATATGCCAGCAGCAAACGTACGAACTTTCGAAAAGGCGATGGTGCCAAGAGTAGGTGGAAATGAAGGTGTTTATAACGCTATATGTATTCCAGCTAAGAAAGGACCAATTAACGTTCCAGTGTTAGTAACTGGAGAGAATGATCTATTGAATAGATTTACGCCAGACGGAACAATTAAGGTAGGATACAATATTGCATATTACAGTGCACTCACAGTTCTACAACAAACAAATTCACTATGGACAATTAGAGTTGCAAACGGAGCACTTAACGGTGGGGCTTTCGTAAACCAAGCAGGTACTGTTAGCGATGTATATAAACAAATTAATGAAACTTCTCCAGAGTTGAAAGCAATTTCATTTTCAGTTTCTAATATAGTTGATGGTTCCGACAAAGTTACTGTTGGTAGCATCATCGGTGGAACTCCAGACGAATTGGTTGGTAGAACAATTAACATTCTAGGTGCTGGTCAAGTAACTTATGTTGTTGCTTCAGTGAATGGTGTTGAATTAACACTAGATGCTCCAGTTGTTTCAAGTGTATCTTTTGTAGGTACTGGTGCAGGAACAGTTGCAGAGAGTGCTGAATTTATTTCTTTTGACGCAGACTTTGGTGCAGGTGGTGGTGCAACTACTATTGACGTATCAAATCTTTCAACTGGAACTCCATCTGACCTTAACAATAGAGTAATTTCTTTTGTAGCAGATGGTGTAAAATTCTCAAGAACAGTAACTGACGTAACTGCTTCAACTTTAACAGTTGACGTTGCAACTCCTTCAGTAACGAACCAAATTGGTTCAGGATTTAGAGGAAAACCAGCAATCACTTCATCTGTAACAGGAATTGTTGATGGTGCTGATAAGGTAACAATTTCAAATATTGCTCCGGCATATATGACTATTGATGATCTTGAAGGTGAAACGCTAGATATCGTCGCTGATATGAATGACGCTTCAACACTTGTTATTAGTTCAGTTGTCAGCAACGTAAATGGTGCTGAGATCGATTTCGAATCTGGTATCAACAACCCATCACTTATTGATGTTTCAACTGGTGAAGCACCATACCAAGCAGCACAAGCTGACGGTTTTGCAGATGCTTCTACTATTGAACAACCAGAAGGTGATCTTGTAAACTTTGACCCATCTGATTTCTATTCAGTTGTGGCTTTGTTCTCTATTAATGAGGGTGATTGGTCAAAAGATGTAAGAGTTGAGGTTATCACAGAAGGACTTAGAACTCCAGATGCATTTGAAATTAATGTTTATGCTAAATCAAATACTGTGAACCCATTAGAAAAGTGGATTTGTTCAAGAGATATTGACGCAGTTGACGGGTACGGTAGAAACATGTTCGTAGAAACTGTTCTTCAAGCTTCAAGCTATATCAATGCAATTTCAAACCCAGTTATCGATAAAGCAGTAATGCCAAGAGAAACTGTAGTGAGAGATTCAGAAGGTAACGTGATTGAAAAGAATTTCATCAAATTTGTTGGTGGTGATGACGGTGAAGCAGTAACAGATTCAGAAATGATCTTTGCAGCAGAACTTATGGATAATAAAAACAACTATCCTCTTTCAGTATTCCTTGATGGTGGTTGGACAGCTCCAGCGTATCAAAGAAAAATCGCACAAATTTGTGAGCGCAGAGATGACGCATTTGCAGTTCTTTCAGTTCCTTATGAAGTTGAAATGAATCCAATTTCTTATGTACAAGACATCGTAGATTACAGAACAACAACATTGAACCTAAACACTTCATTTGCTGGTCTTTATACTTCACATGTTAAGATTACAGACAAGTATAATAACAGAGAAATATTTATTTCTCCAGACGGTTTTGCTGCAGCAGCAATCAACCTTTCAGCTTCGAACTATGAAATCTGGTATCCACCAGCAGGATTTAAAAGAGGTAGAATGTTTGTTAATGATGTTCATATTAAGTTTACTGATGGAGACCTTGACTTGCTTGCAGACAAAGGGATTAACCAAATCAGATTTGCTCCAGGAAAAGGTGTGGCTATTTGGGGTCAATTGACTCAAGCTCTTATTCCTTCAGCATTTGATAGAATAAACATCAGATTGCTTCTTAACACATTGAAGCCAGCGATCGCTGCATTCCTTGAGCACTACTTGTTCGAACTTAATACTGGTAATATAAGAGCATCAATTGCTACTACAATCAGAAATTACTTGACTGATATTCACTCAAGAGACGGTATATCTGACTTTAAAGTTGTGTGTGATGCTACAAACAACTCTCCAGCAGATGAGGTGAACAATACATTAAATGTAGATGTTTATATTAGACCAATTTATTCTATTGAATTTATTAACTTTACTACTATCATTAATAACAATGAAGTAGAATTTTCGGCTTAAGGAGAAAGAACATGGCAAAAAGACCAACTATGGAAAGAATCAGAGCTAACATCGGTGATGCGATGGTATCTAACCTATGGACAGTAGAATTTGACCAAGTCCCTACAGTTTTGCAGGGAGACTTTGGTGTATTTATGTCTGAAGTAAACCTTAGAGCGATTTCAGCAGAAATCCCTAAGAGAACTGGTAACTCACTAGAGATTACAATCAGAGGACATAAAGTTAAGCAACCAGGAGATTATGATTACTCAGGTCAAATTACATTGACACTTGTGGAATCAGATGACGAGGGTCCAGTTCACGATTTCATTAGATCGTGGAGAGAATACATTATTGGTACTAACACTGGATACCAGTACAAGAAGAAAGATGTTGAAGGTATTGTAAAACTTACGAGACTTAACAGACAAAACTCGGCTGACTCAACTTATGGAACTTCATGGATTCTAAAGGGCGTATTCCTTGAAGATTATGAGCTTGGGGAATTGACAGAGACTGGCGATATCGTTCAACCTTCAATGACTCTTTCTTATGATTACTTCGAAGAGCAAGATACATTCGTAGAGTTAGAGCCAGAAGTAGGATACCAAGGATAATCTCCTTGGACCTTAAGGAGTTCACATGAAAAAGATAACCATCGAACGTATTCGTACAGTCCAATGGGATAAAAGTAATAAATGGGAATTTGAACTTGAAGGACTTAATGAAAAGTTTGGTGGTTGGACATCGACAACCAGCCTAGAGATAGGATTCTTCGGAGTCACTACTGAGGCATTGGGGTCGACTGGTACAGAATATATATCTGGTCATACATATCCAACCTTAACAATATCTTACGTCGACTCAGAGGATTTGAAAATTACTCAATTCTTTACTAAGTGGATGCAAGATTGTGTATCAGAAGATGGCTATGAAGTCGAAACGGTAGCAGATGCTGCCAAAGACTTCAATGTATTTAAAACTCTTTCGACAAACGAAACGAAACACACTTGGCAAGGGAAAGTGATACCTTCTGGTAATATAACCTATACGGGAGACTCAGATGGGTCTGTTCCTATTTATCAAGTAAACTTTATGGTGGTAGCTGGTTCCCTTAAGTGGTAACTACTCTACTCCATTTATCTCAATAACTTTCTCACACTTCATTAAATTTAACATCACTCCATCATTCTCAATATTCTTTTCAGTTAATGTCCAATTAGTATAATCAGTAATTTTTATAGACTTTATGATAGTACCATTACTATCATATTGCGTACACAGAATCCCACCACCACTTTGGATATGTTTATTAATTTCATCAAAGTGATCTTGAGCAATCGTTATCATGATGTAAATGGGTAAACCAAATAAAATAATCAACAGTAATAATATATCAACAAAACCTTTTCTCATTTTTTATCCTTTAAATTCTTTCCCCTATTATACCCTATTATACCTTTGATCTTGCTTAATTATCCATGAACACAATCCTTTGGCCAAATTAAATACATAAAATGTTTAAATAAAAAGGATAAAATATGACAGAAAGATTACGACCTATTACATACGCAGAAAGCTTGGAAGCAAAACGTATCGCTGAAGAAAACGATACTATGATTGTCCCTGAACCAAAACCAGTCATCCCAGAGGGTGAACGCCCATCATCAGTAAACAATCTTGTGCCTGAAACTTTGCCATCAGGTGGTAAGGCTTATGGAGATGGTCTTGAACTATATTATTCCCCACTGACATTCGGTGAAATGAAATATCTTAGTGTTAGTACATTATCAGACACTGAGACCATAAACTTTTTCTTGAAGAAGATTCATTCTAATTTCCCAACGGAAGATTTGACTTACTTCGATTTCTATTATATAGTGACGATGATTAAATTAGCAACATTCGGTGAACTTGAATTCAATATGAGTTATGAATGTTCGAGTTGTGGGGCATTGAACAAAGCTCCATTTTCAGTTAATGATTTATTATTTGAAGAGATTAGAGTACCGTTACCCATTACAGTTGACCTAGATAGTACGTTTAAAAGCACGAGTACAGACTATGAGGCATCTAAGATAAACTTCACGCCAATTACTATTGGCAGATTTAAAAAGATGGTTAAGGATGGTAAGAGGGAAGATCTTGATTTGTATATGGCGAACTGTATTGTTGATGGTGCAGAGTCAGATAGAGTTGAAATTATTAAAGAGGTGATGAACGGGGTTAATATCAATCTATTGGAGACAATAGACGTATCATTATTCCATGGTGTACAGAGTTTAAAGTTTAACTGTAAAAATAAACTGAATAAAGAACACAATGAAGATGGTAAAGAAATCTTAGGTAGTGGGGAGGTATGTGGTCGTTTACACGACATACCCTTTCTCGACATCATTGAATACGTTAGTTCCACAGATCGAACCAAAGATTCTCTTAGAAAAAGAATCCATTTTGGCGTATAAAATGGGGATGCCTCCAAGTACTCTTAAAGATATGGAGTTTTTGGATGTAATTTTCATAGAACAACAATTATATAAATTTTTAGAACAAGAAATGGAGGCATATAATAATGGCTAGACCAACAGAAGTAGAAAAGTTATTAGAACGACTATTAAAAGAACAAAAGAATTCTAATGAAGTCCTTGAGCAATTAACGGAAGATAGTGAATCACGGGAAAGCCGTGAAAGCAGACGCCCAGTCAAGTCCGTAAAACCAACGCTTTTCGTAACTGGAAAACGTGCAAGTCAATCAGACTATATTGCTGCTCGTGGGGCAATGGCTACTGAGAAATATACTAAGGCTTATTTAGCTGACCTCAAGGGTCAAAAGAAAAAGAACAAGAAAGCTGGTGTAGACAATAAAAAGGCTGAAGAAAAGAAGGACAAGGCTGAGGCAAAAAGATTTAAAAAACAAATCGATATGCAAGAGGACATGATTGATGCCATCAATGGTGGTTTTGATTCTATGAATGATGAGGAAAAAAGTCGATATGACCGTGAATCTCAACGTGCTGCCCAAGCTGCAAAGAAAAAACTAAGACAAGAAAAGGAAGAGAGAGCAAAGGCTAAAGAAGAGCGTGGTTTCTTTGATAAATGGATTGGTGATACAAAGGATGCATTTACTGACAAAGTAGATGAGGTTGTTACTAATATAGATAAAACAACTAAGATCAAATTAAGACAAACAAAATCAGAAAAGAAAGAGGAGAAAGACGAGCTTAGAAAAAGAAGTGAAGACATGCTTGACAAGATGGCAAACACTGCTGAAAGTCAAATGACAAGATCTGAAAAAACCTTTGCCAAGTTAATCAAAGAAAATGATTACAACTTCGACGGCATTTCTAATGATATGATTGACATCATTGAGAAGTTGGGTGATAAACTTCAAGAAAATGATGACCGTTTCGAAGCTAAGTGGGGTGAAGAAAGAGAAGAACTTGCTAAGAAATTAAGCACGGACTTTGCTACAATCCTAGAAACCAACGATGTAGATAACATAAAAGAATTTATTAAAGAGAACAAAAAACTCAATGATAGTATAGCAAAATCTATCCAACGTGACTATGATGCAGAACAAGAACTAAATAACTCTTTTGAAGTATTTGGAAAAGGTAGTGAGGCACAAGAAAAGTTACTTAAACTAATTAAAGAAGATTCTTCTAAACAAAGTCAAATTATGAGGGACTATTTAGACTATATTAAAGAAGCACACGATGTAGAAATTGTTGAAGAAAAGGAAACAAGAAAACAATTAGCAGACAATACTAAGATGTTGGCTGGTGCGAGTAGAGAATCAGCTGACGATATTATAGATGTATTGGTTGATGGTGATGAGTCAGACCAAGATAGACACCTTGCATTGACTGACGCTACTAAGACAAGTTCAGCTGTTGTCGTTAAGAAAATGGATGACACAGAAAAGAAAGAAGATGAAAGACACCAAGAGACTATGGAAGCAGAAGCTGAAATAATTGATGATCGAAAGGCTGAATTTAGAGACAACTTCCTTAAGCGTAAACATGAATTGAAGATAAAAGAAGAGTCATTGAATACTTTACAACTAATCCTTAAGAAGTTAGGGGTGTGTTGTGTAGGTAACGGGCTTGGGAAGGGGAACTCATTAAAGAATCAAACAAAACCTTCTAGTGGTGGTTGGCTTAGTGGTGTCCTTGGGATGGGTGCTGGTCTTCTTCTAATGAAAAAACTTCTACCTAAATTAATGGGCATGAAAGTTGTTAAGACAATCTTAAGTAAATTTGGGCTTGGAAAAGTCGTAGGTAGTATGGTCGACGCATTTACTAAATTGAGTGCAAAAACTTTATTGATGTCTACTATGTTTGGTGGAGCTATTAAAGTATTCTCTGATATATTCAAGGGTACTAAAACTGTTGCGGAAGCTACTAAGGCATCTACCGAAGCTCTCAAGGTTGCTAAAGCAGCAAAAGATGCAAAGGTTGTGACGAAAGCAGCAGAAGCTCTCAAAGTTGCAAAGGTCGTGCCAAAAGCTGTTTCAGAACTTAAGGTTGCAAAGGTCGTGCCAAAAGCTGTAGCAGTAGTCCCAAAAGTTGCAAATAACGTAATACAAAAAGCACCAGTTGTCGCTAATGGTGCTAACCACGCATTTGATTTTATTACTAAGGGTCCAAAACCTTCTATGTTGAAAGGATTGGGTCAAGCACCGTTGATAAATAATCCTAAATATGCTCCAAAGAGCATGCCAAAGTTGTCTCCTAAGATTGCTAAGGGTTGGCTCGGAAAACAAAAGCAAAAATACGCGATGGCTCTTGATGATCTTACTACTAAGATGATGAAAAATATAAAATTACCTAAATATATACCACGCAAAGTGGCTGAAAAAATGGTGAGGAAAGAGGCAAGTAAGATACTTGTTAAGAAGATCCCAGTGTTTGGTTTACTCATGAGTGCAGGCTTTGCTGCGTCTGATCTTTCTGAAGGTAAAATGGGAATGGCTGGATTACAAATAGCAAGTGGGGTATCAAGTGTGTTCGCTGGACCAGGAACGGCAGCAAGTTTAGGATTTGATGCTGCGTATATTTATAAAATGTTTGATGACTATAAAGAAGAAAGTGAAAACAATCCATCCGTGATGGATAATTTTGACGCATCAAAGGGAAAGGTTGTATTAACTTCATCACCAGCAATATCTGCCAATAACCCAACGGTTCATAAGAAGAAATCTTCAAATGGTTTGGCAAGTGCTTATGAGTTTAATAAGAAAAGTTTTGAAACTCCTGGTGTCGTAGTAGTTAATAAAGACAGTGAAATACTTGAAGAAGTTCGTGATCAACTTGTTAGTTTAAATGATAAAGAAAAAGACAAGGCTCAAAAATTAAAAGAAGCTGATGCTAAGGCAAAAGCAGATAAATCAGTTACTGCTCCGAAGGAAAAGATTAAGAAAGAGGAAAAGGAAAGGGAAGAAAAGAATAAATCTACCATAGAGAAGGTTGGTGATTATTCTAAGAAGGCAATTTTAGCTGGTCTAGATACTGCTAAGGGTGCTTATAAAAAGACCATGGCAGCATTGGGTGTTGCAGTTGGCGACTTTAAGGATGATTGGAACGGTACAGGGAATGGAAGTGCTGGTGGTGACAAGTATGGTAATTATAATGTTAGTACTGGAAAATACAAGAATGCGTCTGGTGGAAGTGTAGGTGCTGGGCTGGCACAAGGTTCTAGCCTATCACCGGAAAGTAATAAAACTGGGTTAAGTGATTCAAATACAACTAACCTTAAGGCAGCACTTGGTATGAGAGAATCTTCAAATAATTATCAAGCAGTAAATCAACTCGGTTATGTTGGTAAGTACCAAATGGGTGCAATGGCACTTGCAGATATAGGACTTGTTAAGAAGGGTGTGAAGAATAATCAATTAGACAACCCATCAAATTGGTTAATCCAAGGTGGTAAGAAAGGTTTCTTACAAAATGCTGAATTACAAGAAACTGCCATGGATAAATTACTCAACATTAATGCTGGATATTTAGGAAATGCTAAAGGTGACACTCAAGGTAAGATAGCAGGAATGCTTGCAGCATCACACTTACTCGGTGCTGGTGGTGCTAAAAAAGGTCCAGGAGGATCGGATGCCAATGGTACAACTTGGACCGAATATTATAACTTAGGTGCAAATGCTACTGGTGGATCACCAGAACAAGCACAACAAACACCTTCCCATACATCAGGTTCTGGTGGATCACCAGAACAAGCACAACAAACACCTTCCCATACATCAGGTTCTGGTGGATCACCAAAGTCAACTACATCGGGAACTGTTTCTCAAGGTGGAAACGCTTCTGAATCATTTTTACCAGCACCAAAAGGAGGTCCATTAGCAAGTGCTGTACCGACAATGTCAAGTGCTTCAGGTGCAATGGGTCCAAGAAATACTATGGCTCCGACGACGACATCGATCGGGGCTGTAGGTCCTGCGGGTGCTGAAAGTGGTGGGAATAATGCTGCGAACTTTGCTAAGCAATTTAAAGGGAAGTTCCAATATAGTATGAATAAAAGAGGGATGAGTTCTGGGGGCGTTGATTACCTTGACTGTTCTTTATTTGTTCAAAAGGTTATTCGTGGTACGGGGATTGATAAAGAATTCCCAAGTACAACAGCAACTCAAGTACCATACCTCACAAAGAAGGCACAATCTCAGGATAAATCTGTAGTGCCAGTTGGTTCTGTAGGTGAATTGAAGGCTGGTGACTTGGTATACTTCATGAACAGTGCTCACCACGTTGTTATGATGGCTTCGGATAATTCGATCATACATAGTTCATCTACACACAACAACGTGGTTGAAGGACCGAAAACGTATTTAACAGAAGGGTGGGGTGCAAAGCACTTATCTCATATGTTTAGATATACCAACGAAGGGTCAGCAGTTAATATGAAAGGTAAGTCTATCGGGGAAATGAGTGGTATGATTAAAAGTACTGGTGGTGGAAACGGTGCTGGTACTTACGGTGGATCATCGGGTGGTGCTCCCTCAGGTGGAGGAGTTTCTTCATCAGGTGGAGGAGTTTCTTCATCAGGTGGTGGTGCAGGTGCTGGCTTTGCTGAAGGTGGTTCTACTGGAAATAGTTCAAATATCGCTGGCAAAAATGGAGCAAATGGGACATCAATACTCTCTGATATTTCTAAGAAATTGGGTGGTGGTGAATTCGGTCCAATAGTGGCAAAAGTATTAGGTGGAAATTCTGAACTTAATAAGATAATTGGTAGTGCAGCATCTGCACTACCTTCAGGTTTAACCAATACGTTGTCATCTATTTTTGGTAATTCATCTACCGATGGTAAGTCATCTATCGGTGGTCAACTTTCCCAAACATTGGGAAACATGGATTCATTACCATTCAACGGTTTAATGAACCAGATCAATAGTAGTAAAGGTGGATTCAATTCATCAATGTTATCATCCAATAATGCATTAGCACAAGGGATGAGTGGATTAGGAAATTCATTAGGAAACATGACTGGAACTGGTGCTGGGGCAACTATCCCTTACGTTTCATCAGTTTCTGATAGTTCATTGGATATATTGAGAGGTATGTTGGGAGGGTCGTAAGACCTTCTCAGAGAAATTAAATAAAGGTAAATAGGAGATAAAGATGGACAATAATTACTACATAGACGGTTTATACCAAAGGGGAAATAAAAACCTCGCAATCATTACTGGTGGACCACTGACCCAAGCAATGTGGGGGTTCGTTGATGGGTCGACGACATTTGGGGCAAGTTCAACATATGATACTTCTATTCCTTGGAAAGGTGCCGATGAAACAATTGAATCTGCAGGGAAGATGGCAGCCAATACTATTCAATCGGACAAAGTTTTTAGATCATTTAGAATGTCTACAGTTACTTGGCAGAACTCGGCATTTAATGCTGTACCTTTCAGTATAACTGTAATTGCTCATAAGAGTGGCATCAATCCTCTAGTTGAGGTGAAGAAGGTTTGGGACTATGTACTTCCTGGTCAACATGCTGGTGGTATGTTCCAAACAACTCCTGGTGGTTATGCTACCAATGCTGCGGGAACTCAAATTAACCAAGTTTCAATTTGGATTGGGGATTGGTTTTATGCACCTGATGCGTGGGTTATATCGAACGCACAAGTAGAAATTTCTAAACAACGCGTGAAGGGTACTAATATTCCTTTGTGGGCAAAAATAGACATGACATTAAATCCATCAAGAGAGTTTGATAAGGATTTTGTAAAGTCATGGTTCATAGGTCATTAATATGTCTGATTATTTTATAAACTTAGACCAAAACTTTGGAGATCTTGATAAGGGTATGCCACAAGATGCTTTCATGGAATACAATGAAGACACATATGATGTTTTAGGGTCAGTGTTCCTTAGGGAAATGAACGAAAAGGTTTCCCAAACGGGGGAAATGAGGGTAGCTGAAAATGAATGTAGATTTGATAATCTATCACACGCAATGTTTCAAACTCCTGGATTGTGGTGGTTTGTTATGGAATATAATGACTACATAGATTGGGATGTAAAATCAACCAAGATTCTTAAGATACCAGATTTTGGTGAGATCTTCGAATTGAAAGATACGATGATATCCAGACAGAATTTAGCTAATATAAGAAAAGTAAAACAATCGTTTTTATAGGAGGTAATGTTAAATGGCAATGGCAGGAATATTAAATCAATTCTTTATGTCTATTACGATAGAAGGGGTTGGTGATTTTTTAGGGAAAGCAGGAACAATCAAGCACTTTGTTATGGAAGAAAAAGTCGGTGGTGATGTACCAGCATTTGAATTTGCGTTTTCTACAGCAAATGCATCAGTAATTCAACAACTGAATGAAGGTGCAAATGTCCAAATAGTCTATGGTAAAGATATGTTGAATTACAAGTACGCTCAAATGCAGGTACAAAAATTCAATCATCATGTAGATGATTCAGAATTTGTTCATGTGAATGTGAAAGGAATTATCATGAATGGGATTAACTATCTTAAGGAGAATGAACAAAAGTCATTCCCTAAGAAAAAATCTATTGACGTCCTTAAAGAGACAGCTGGCAAATATTTTGAAGTAGTAGATTGGATGAGTGAACAACCAGATGATGAAATGACTTGGCTTAGACCGAATTTCACACCTTATAAATTTATCCAAGATACATGGAAACGTTCTTATATAAATGATGATAATGCTATGGTGATAGCAGTTGAGATGTCAGGAAAGTTTTTATTGACAGACATTAAGATGATTGCCCAACAACCGACTAAGTGGTGGTTAAAACAGTACCCACTTGATGAAGTACGCCCAATGACCGCAGCATTTAACCCAAATTATGAGATTTCATCTGACTTTGGATTACTGAACAATATGATTACAAATACTAAGGTAACTCCAATTCACAGTAGTAACGATGAGCAATCAAAGGAAGTTGAGACTCCAAGCATTTCACCATTATTGGTAGCAGGAAACATAAATAGGATGAAAGACGCTCCAAAGAAGACGGAGTTTGAAAAGACTATTGATACGGATAATTTCCATGACAATTATTCAAAGGCAAGGCTAGTAAATGTATCTAAGACAGCAATGGTTAATTCCCTTGAGTTAAATATTACGATTGAAAATAAGTGGCAGGACTACTTATTATTGGATAAGATCCATTTTACCCCATTTTCATCAAATCAAAAGATGCAAGTATCCCAGATGGGTTCTGTTGGTGGGGAATATGTAATAACAAGGATTTCACGGTTCTTCGCAGACCAACGTGCAGTAATAATGATAACGATATCTAGAGACGGAATGAATAATATGTCTGGTGGGTGGTTTTAAAATGTTGAATAAAGGAGATAAAGATGAGTAGTAAAGGTGGTGGAGTAACGTTGCCAGGATTCATGGACCAATTACAGAAGGTCGATGAAGAGGTCAATGGTGTAATTGTTGAAAATGAAGATACCAAGGAAAAATACCCTGAATCAGGAAAAATGCTTGGGAGAGTTAAGGTTCATGTGAAGGGTTATAATGATAAAATTCCAGTAAAGGATTTACCATGGGTGACTCAACTTGTTCCCGTTAATACTGGGACTGGTAAGGGTGTTTCATTAACTGTCCCAGCACTGGGGACGAAGGTTAAGGTTAAGAAAGTTGGGAATGATGACTATACTTGGCAAGCAATTAATCAAGTAATGACAACCAAACATTCTGAATTAGGTTGGTTACAGAAAGATTATCCAAATACTTGGGGTGCTAAGGACAAGACTGGGTCTGGTTATAGGCTTAATATGAAAGACAAAAGTGCATACTTTTTACACACAAGTAAGACTGACGCACACATAGATGCTGCGGGAGCGACTAAGGTAAATATTAGAGATTGGTTGAACGTATATATTGAAGCGTATAATAAATGGCAAATAGATGAATATTCATCGACTAAGATTAATTTACATGAGCTTCGAGACGTAGGTCAATATTTCAAAACAAAAATTGGGACTTACTTTGATTCTACTATCGGTACTTATTTCAGAAATGTGATTGGTACGTTTAGAGATACGGCTGTCGGTACAAACGATACATTGAGTGTTGGTGGTTACCAGTCAACTGCGGTGACTGGTTTAAGATCTTGTACTGTCGGAGCGAATGATACACTTATCGTGAACGGTCAAATAACTATCACAAGCACTGGCGGAAGCATTAATATAACGGCAGCATCATCTGTAGTTGTTAATGCCCCGACGTGTACAATGAATACGCCAATAACAACAATAAATGGGAACGTAATTGTAAATGGTACAGTAACAGCTACTGGAGAAGTAACATCTGGTATAATTGGATTACAAAGACATAAACATGCTGGTGTAAAACCTGGACCAAGTATCACAACTCCGTCTATACCATAGGAGAAATAAATGACATTTTATAGCGACGTAAATCAACAAGACCCTTTGGTCCAAGATAAAATCTTTGACCTCGAGGACATATATCAATCTATCCATAATATATTAAATACAGAAAAGGGAGAACGTTTGTTTTTCCCTGAGTTTGGGATAAATTTAGAACAATTTCTTTTTGACCTACTGACACCAGTGGCTGAGAAGTTAATTTACAAAGAAATTTATGACGCATTGAAACAACATGAACCTAGAATTGAAATTGATAACGGGTTATCATTTGTTCGGTCAACGGACAACCATGAAGTATATGCTGAGATTGCTTTTTCTATAAAGGGAAAGGTTTCTGAAACTTATTTATATCAGTCGAGAATATCAAGGAAACAAAAGGGGAATTTTTATGAAATTCAGTAAAAAGAATTTATCACCAGTAGCAATCGCTAAAGAACTTCAGGATGCAGTCTCAACATTACCTGAAGGAGAAGCATGGGAAGACTATTTTGCAGGTGGTGCAGGTCGTACTATCATTGAATTAATTGCTGGGTCTCAAGCAATTAAAAACCACTATAATCTTATGCGTGTGAGAGAAAGTACATTACAGTATGCTAAATTAGACTCTAGTGTCACGGAATTGGCTATTAATAAGGGAGTCTACCGTCCACCAGCAAAGTCATACATAATAGAAATAACTTTCGAAGCTTACTCATCAGGATGGTTAAATCGTGGGGAAGTTATCGGGTCATATAAGAATTATGACCTAATTGTTATAGAAAAGACCGAATATATATTCGGGAATGAAAATAAAGTGAATGTGACTGTAGGTACGCTAGAAAAATTTGAGAAGATTGCATTAGATGCTACTGAATTCTACCAAATTGATATTCCTGCTCAACACATTTACATTAGTGGTGAGTTCCAAGAACTTTCAATTGCACTTGAAGACGGTACTGCCGATACAATTGACTTGATTGATGAGGAGTTGAACCTATATGATGATAGACTTCCGAATTCATGCTTACGACTAACGTTTGAAAACTTCACTCGGTTAGTATTCGGTGATGGTGTGATAGGCAAGCGATTGAATATCAATGATGAGGTGAATTTCTCATTCATTTCATTCGGTGAAGATTTACTTGAAAATTTCTCAACAAGCTCTATCAACCTTAATGCATTGGTACAAGCATCTGAAATTTTAGGGTATGAAGTATTAAGAAAACCAACAAAATATATTGATAAGGAAATCTTAAGAAAGATTGCGATAAGAAATTCAGTAGATGGTCGTTGGGTTCAAACACAAGATTATGAAAATGGTATATTGAGAGAATTTGGGCAATACATTTATGATATATTAGTGAAAGATGAATACCCGTCTGAAAATATTACTATTCTTCCACGTGAAGACTACATAACACCAGAAGTAAAGCTCGAAATAGACACACTAATTAATAATAAAAGGGGAAACGCTACCCAAATTAACACGGTATATCTTGACCCATATAGTGACCAACGCTTGACTTTAAGTTTCGGTATCCATTATGTGGGGAGCGATACTGATGAATTCTTAAGAGATATAATTAGTGCTTATAGATTACAAAAAGAAAACAAAATAAAATACTCTGGGTATTACTTGGCTTGTGCGGATATAGCTGTTGATTTGACTCATCTTGCTCCTGGTGGTAAATTTTATGCAACACTTGATGAAAATGTTTATATTGAACCATTGAACAGTATTGAAAATTTAAACATTAACTACACTAGATAGGAGGGGTTATGGGTATATTAACAAAAAATCCTCACCCTGCTTATCACGCATATGGGGCAACGATCAATACTCAATGCGACTTAGGTTGTGTCGAGAGATATATGCCTAAAAACATGAGAGATACACCTCTTTTTGTTAAGATAGGTGAATTGATGTGTAGGTATGAAAACACTTGGTCAGACTTAGATTTAAAGATGTACTTAGATACAATCGATGATTTCTATAGAACTGGGGCTGGTGGATTCAAAATTTTAAATTGGTATTCACTTTTAAGTTGGATAGATGCATCAGCATTTAACTGGGAAGTCAATTATATCGGGACTGATTTTTCAGGGGATGATTTTTATAGTAAATATCCTCTAAGTACGAAGGACATTTGGTTAAGCTTTTCAGCAGCCAATGATAATGCATTTGATGAAGAGGGTTTCAATTATTATACGTGGTTCTTAGAACCTTACGTCGGTACAAACTTAATTCAAAGAAAGCTTCTTGAAAAACTAGAGGGTATTGATGGTGAGATCATCGACTGGTATCAAAATGACAATATTATTAATGCATATAGTTTTCAGTTTAAAGAATTTCCAGGATGGGAAAAAACAAAGATACTAATTATTGGTTCTAAGTTATTAAAGAATGCTGAGTCGATATTAATTTCTATTAAAGATGAAAACTGCCCAAATAGATTTATTCTATCCCACAGTTTCTTAGATACGGATTACCTTTCAGACATTACGGCTTTAAGATTTGAAGGTGTGAACATTTGTTTTCAAAGGTACGTTGATGGGGAAGTCCCACAATATGCAGACCTATTTAGAATCCAAAAGTTCTATACAAAATGGCACACTGAAATAATTGACTATTATCACACCAAGAAACTTTCAATTGACTTTGAAATGGACGACTTAGTAGAAAATAAAATTTACGGTACTCACACACCTGACAGACCAGGAAGATTTGTCCAAATGTTACCAGCTTGGGTGCCACAAGGTACAAATACTTGGGAAGCAGGAGTAACGTGGGAAGACCATTATGACTGGCGATCAGTTCTGGTGACTAACTTGGTTCGTAACTTTTTAGATAAGGAAAGAGAGCCACTGTTCTGGACCGACGCAGACGTATGGGGAAGATGGATAGGTTGGACTGGTGACCCTGAAGAGTGGGTTTATAATAAACCACCATCAGGTCAAGCAGAATATTATGAAGATCGAAATTTCATAACTGGGTTTGGACCAACCTCAGGGCGTTCATTGTATCAACCAATAATATTCTCAAAGAGACAACGCGTCTATGATGAATCAGCAAGTGTATTCTCAGGAAAAAATAGAATTATTAATTACTGGTTGAGTGAAGATGAGTTGAGTAAAACCTTAATCCTCGATGAAACTAGATTAAAGGTAATATATTCAGAAAAAACCAGAGAAGACACTTCAAGACATACGTTTGAGAATATTGAACTATGGGGAGATGTTCCTTATGTAGATGGGATTACAGATCCTTATGAAGTTACGGTATTCAGTTTCAATTTATCTGAACATGAGAATGACAAGGTAGTTCATTATTGGGACGTACTTAGATACTCTGATAACCTATTATTAGATGATAAACCAACAAGAATCGCGTATTCAGAAAACAATGTTAACGTAGCTGAAATGAATTCTTATATGGTCAATTATTGGGATGAATTTAAACTTTCGAAGAATATCATCTTAGATGATACAATCATCAAACCAGTATATGGTAATAAGATGAGGGAAGATACTTCTTCTATAAATCAGGCGTCCGTTTCATTATGGGGAGATGTTCCTTATGTAGATGGGATTACAGATCCTTATGAAGTTACGGTATTTGATTTAAATGAAAATAACCACAGTGCGATAGTTCACTATTGGAAAGATTTAGTTTACTCTGGGAATCTATTGTTAGATGGGTTTGGGAATAAAGATGTGTATTCTAGTTCATTGAGAGATATCCCTCCAGTGACCTCAGAAAATATAAAATATTGGGAAGATAATCAATTATCTTACAATCAAAAATTGGATGAACCGACATTCAAAGTGGTTTACTCAAAGAAAATTAGAGAGTAAACCTCTTATTAAATAATAAAAACAAAAAGGAGTTATAATATGGTATTGGTAGAAGTAGGACACGTGAAACTCGCTGAAGAGATGTACGATGAAGATTATAGATTAGGTTGGGGTTCTTTACCCTCAGGGCAAGGGTGGGCAGATGCTCCTCTTCCAGAAGATTTGAATTCAACTCAATTAACATTAGAAGTTGGTAGAATTAAATCACAAGTTAAGGAATATGTAGTTCCTGATAATGCTGGTATTATTGATATAGATGGCGTAAAATGGTCTATATCTCAGAACCCAACTAAGTTTGTTTATTTGAAATTTGTTTTTGAACAAGAAATGAACTCAAGTGATTCAATTTATCAATTAGGGATATTCACAGACACAGTTCCAGCAAGTGGTTCAGAAAATGAAGATTATTTACAACCATCAAACATAGACAATGTTGGGAAGCTAATTCTTTTAGAAAACCAACCCGTTGTATTCAGAAACTCAGCTACAAGAGAAATCTTCGAATACGTTATTACTTTTTAAGGAGACTAAATGTACGATATTACATTAGATAGATACTATGATAGGTTTGATACTGAACCTTCTCATTCAGATTATAAGGCAGTATTATTTAGAGCAGGAGATGCATTACAATCAGCTGAAATGAATGAGATGCAATCTGCTCTAAAGAATGACCTTTCTAAAATTGCATCAAGATTTGTTGCTAATGGTGGTATTATTAGTGGAATAGAGGTTGACACTCAATATGCTGATGGAGTTACTACTGACATTATTGTTAATGTATCAGGTGGTATTATTTTTGCGGACGGTGAATATGTCTCCGTGCCACCAGCTTCATTTACGAAAGCTGGTGAGACACTTCTGACTTCTGAATTTAAGATTGCAACTAAGATTATATATGAAGAAATCACACATGATGATGATGCTACATTACTTGATCCTGCACTTGAAACAAGAAACCACGGACAAGCTGGTGCTGGAAGACTAAAAATTACTGGTGAAGTAATTCTTGAAGACAGTTATGTTGACGCATCCAATACACTCTTATTCCCTTTATTTACAATAGCACAAGGTGAAATTGTAGTTCCAATGGAAGTAGAAGAAGATGGTTTTGAAAAATACAGAAGCGATGTTGTTGACATAGTAGCTAAATACGATAGAAATTCAAACGGAAACTACCTAATCAACGGTCATGAAATTGAATACATCGGGACTACTAATCCATTCAATGGTTCGATAGGAACAAACGTAGGTCCATTTTGGTTCAATGTAGCTGATGGTTCTTCAAACGTTGATGGATACAACTATGAAGTTGAAAAGTCTAGATACCTAGAATTGAATGCATTAGTTGATTTCGAACTTAAGCAAAATGAACCACAAACATTTTCGGTTGATGGGTGGTATCCAGTAAGACACACTCCAGTCAATAGAGCGTTCAGAGTTACTGGTTCAAAAATTGCTAACAATTTAGGAATGACACACGGGTCTTTTGCGGGTGCTTCTGATGAAATACCAGCACAATATCAACCAGTATTATCAATTATAAATATTAATCAAGGTGGTACTGTATTTGTACAAGGGACAGATTATGCTCTTGTAGGGGATACAATCACTTGGTTAAATGGTGGGCAAGAGCCAGCACCAAACTCTTCTTATACTGCGACGTTTAATTACCAGTATACAGAAACAGAAAGTAACTTCTCTTCAGATGGTAACTATTCAATGGGTACACTATCTTCTGATAAGAAAAGTATTTACATTCACGGGTTCGGTAACGGTTCTCAAGTTCAATATGACTATGATTTTGTTCTAAAAAGAATCGACACAGTTTACATTGATTCAAATGGAAATTTAGGGGTTATTAAAGGCGTTGCTGCAGAAGATACTCCTAAAGCACCTGAGAATGATACTGAAAAGACATTGAAGATTGCTGAGATACTTCTTAGTGGTGATGCTGATCCAGTAGTAAACTTGACTACTAATAGAACATTTAAAATGTCAGATATTCAATTGATACTTGACGCAGTTAAGGACAATGATTATAACTTGAGTAGAGTTGCGCTTGAAGTCAATATGATGAAAAATCAACCAGGAGCTTCTTTAAGAGGTGCATTCGTTGATACATTTAACGATGATGACAGTAGAGATCAAGGTCAAGAAAATACAGCAATGTGTGTTGGTGATAACTTGATTATGAATATCAACTGGGCAACTCAAGATTTCCTAGCATTGGATGAATTACATGAAGAACAAGAGTATTTTGAAATGGATAGTACGCCAAGTGCACTACATATTCTTTCACAACCTTTTTGGACAAAGTCTAGAAAAGTAAACTCATACTTGTTCCAAGCTCCACCACAAGCTAAGATTAAAATCACTCCTTCTGTATATAGATGGATTGACAAAGTAAATTACTTACACTTCAATAGATTTAGACAACTAGAAACATTGAAGATTGATACGCATTTAGTGCGTTATAATTGGAATGGTTGGAATAAATCTTATTTCTATATTAATGATTATACTAATAAGTACACATTGAAGCCAAGAACTTCAACAAGAATTAGTACAAAGAGAACTCCATCTATAATTCCTACTATTGGAATAAGAATTAATTCTAATTACGCAGCATTCAACTCGAATGAAGTCGTAAATATTACTATGGACGGGTTGTCTTGTGGAACATTGACTGCGAACGCTCAAGGTACATTGTCAGGTGCTTTCTCAGTACCTCATAATTCACTTAGTGGTGCAAAAGAAGTTCGTGTAGAAGGAGCAGTTTCAGGCGTTGAAGGAACAACTGTATTTCAAGCTATTCCATTAACAAGAACCGTAACTTCAGTTACGACAACTTATTTCAGAAGAGTAATTAGAAGACTTTGGATAAGAAATGTAAACTTGCGTCCAGTAAGACGTGACCCAGTTGCACAGACATTTACCCTTAGAGAAGATACTGTACTTGATAGATTAGAAGTTATGTTTAGTACAAAGAGTGTAACTGATGTTACTTGTATTATAACTGAAACTACAGCTGGTATGCCAGATAAGACTAAATCAGTAGTTTCCAAAACTGTTAAAGTTGCTGACCTTGCTGCGATAAATACAAAGCAAGAATTTGTTTTTGATAACAAGGTTCTTTTGACTGGAATGAAAGAGTACGCGTTTATTATTATTAATGATGACCCAACTGCTGAAATTCATGTTGCTGAACTAGGTAAGAAAACATTGGGTGCAAACTCAAGATGGTTGACTGACCCAGCGTACCAAACGGGAGTATTATTCTCAAGTGCTAACAACTCGGCTTGGACACCTCATCAGAAAGAAGATATTAGATTCTGGTTATATGACTGTGCGTTTGATAACAACGGTGAATTTGTTTATGAAACTAAAAGTGTTTCAAATGCAACTGACTTTATGTTACTTTCAGATGCAACTGTTTATGAAGGAACTTCAATCAAGTATAAAGTTGAGCTTCTAGATAGAACTGGATCTTCAGTACCAACTGAATATATTGTAGACGCAATGGACCAAATTCCATTAACTGATTCATATACTGGTGACATTAAAATCACTGCTATTATGACATCTAATGGACATAAGTCACCTATGTTGGATGCAAACATTCAATTATCAATAGGTACGTCTGAAAGAACTTCAGCATATACTTCTAAAGGTATTGAAGTTGATTACCAAGATATTGAAGCAGTAGCGTTCATAGATTGTTTCGAGCCTGACAACACCAATATCACGGCAAAGATTCAAATTATTGATGCAGATACTCAAGTTGTATCTTGGAGAACAATGACAAGAGCGACTAAGGTGAAGGAACTTGGTAATGATTGGCAAGAACTTAAATTTACATTTGCTCTTCAAAATGGTGGAAACCATGTTATCCACGTAGACCAAGACCTTACAAGAATAAAACTTGAAATGGCAACTGGTGATGACGAACACAGACCAGTGATATCAAATTTACGTTTTAACACGGTTGAAATATAAATTAAATAATGTCAAAGGAGGGGCTTCCCCTCCAACTTTAATAAAGGAAAAATTAATATGAATATTGAATTAGAACGATACTATAATCGATTTGAAGATAATCCACAATACGATGATTATAAATCTCTACTATTTAGAGCAGGAGATGCATTACAATCAGCTGAAATGAATGAAATCCAAGAGACTTTCAAGAATGACGTCAATGACTTGGCTTCTAGGTTCTTGAGAAACGGTGAAATCATTAGAGGTGGAGACGCACAAATTACCAATGAAGAAACTGGCAACCAAAATGATGCAGGACAAGACCTATATGATATTTCATGTAAGTTTGATGAGTCCACTATGTTTGCTGACGGTTATTTTGTTCGTGTGGTAGATAGTGTGGTAGTTGGGATTGACCAATATATCCCGGAATCTTCATTTACTATTGGTGTTCTAATTGAATATTTTGAAGTGACTAACTCCGATGATTCAAGTCTGTTGGACCCAGCAGTTGAAACAAGAAACTATGGGCAACCAGGAGCAGGAAGACTCAAAGTTTTAGGTAAATACATATTAGAAGATGATTATCAAGAAACTGAAGACAACAAGTTCTTCCCTCTTTATGATATTGTTCGTGGTGAAATTTACAACCGTAATAAAGAAGAGACTGAGACCGAAGGCTTCAATACATTTAGGCAAGATGTTATTAACATCGTTGCTAAGTACGATAGAAATGCCAATGGAAATTATTTGGTTGAAGGTTATGAAACAGCATTCCTTGAGAGAGTTGAACTTGATGATGGGAACGGTGGTACATATACGTCGAATCTCGGACCATTTAGGTTTTCAGTAGCAGACGGTTCAGCAAACGTTGACGGTTACAACTTTGAAATTGATGTTTCTCAAGAAGTAGACCTTGATGCACTTATAGATTTTGAACTAAAACAAGATGAGCCAATTTCATTCACAAGTGGAGATGGGACATACCCAGTAAGACACTCACCAATTCGTAAAGTATTTAGAGTGTCTGGTCAAAGACAAATCAATTCTCAAAGTATGCAACACGGTAGTTTTATTGGTGCATCTGATGAACTTCCAAATGAATACCAACCAGTAAGAAGCTTGGATGTCGTATGGCAGGGTGTAAGTGATGTTGATGATCTAGCAAATACAATATATGTTGCAGGTGTAGATTATGAATTAGTTGGGGACTCAATCACTTGGTTGCAAGGTGGGAATGAACCATCACCATCATCAACATATTTTGTGAATTTTAAATATCAGTACACTGAAACAGAGGGTAACTTTTCAGAAGACCCATCTAATGCAGGGAAATTCATGGGTGATATTTCTGAAGACCTTAAGGGTATATATTTCTATGGATTTGCTGATGGGACAGATATTCAGTATGATTACGACTTTATTTTGCAACGTATTGATGCAATGTTTATTGACGCAACGGGTAAAATTGGATTTGTAAAGGGTGTTCCTGATGAGAATGATCCTAGAGTACCAGATACTGATAAGGATTTAACCTTGAAGATTGCTGAGATTCTTCTTAGTGGTGATGCTGACCCATACGTTACACTTTCTTCACAAAGAGTGTTTAAGATGTCAGATATTCAACTATTATTGGATTCAATTAAGCAAAATGAATACAACTTGACAAGAATGGCGTTACAAACAAATATTGCTGAAGCACAACCAGGAGCAAGATTGAAAGGTCAATTCGTTGACAGTTTTGAAAATGACGATCTTAGAGACGCTGGGATTGATGGGTTAGAAAACAATGCTATGTCAATTGGTGGTAACTTAATTATGGATATTGATTGGGATAATGAAAACCTTGACCCAGCATCCGCACTTCTTGAAGAGCAAATGTCAATTGAAATGCCAAGTACGATTAGAGGTTCTTCTATTCTTAGTCAACCACACGTTACAAAAACTAGATTGATTAATGAATACCTATTCAAATCACCTCCAGGAGCTAAGATTAAGATTACTCCTTCAGTTTATAGATGGATTTCAAAAACATCTTATAGAACATTTGTAAGACAAGTGCAAGTAGCAACAAGGGGGATTAACTCTTGGACAACTAGATATAGAACTTTTGGTACGCATAAATGGCACTCAGTAATTATGACAACTTCAAGAGTGACAAGTGTTTCTAGACAAGTTCTTGGTTCTTCAGTGAGTAGATCTTCAAGTATTCAACAATCAAGAACTCCTTCTATTATCCCTAGAATTAGGATTAGAATTAGTTCAAATTGGGGAGCGTATAACGCCAACGAGCCAATTAAGGTTACATTTGACGGGAAGACTGCTAGTACAATTAATGCTGATGGGTACGGTACATTAAATGGATCGTTTATAATTCCAGCAAGTACATTAAGTGGTTCTAAAGAAGTAAAAGCAACTGGAATTGTAAGTTCAGTTTCAGGTACTACTCTATTTAGAGCAGAACCACTTTCAAGAACTGTTCAAACATCTGTAACTTCTTGGTGGAGATGGGTTGTTAGAAGACAAGGCACTATTTGGAGAGAAGCTGACCCAGTAGCACAATCATTTGTATTGAATCAAACAATAGCATTGGATACAATCCGTGTAGTGTTTGGTGCGTTGCCTACAACTGATGTTTCGTGTGTTGTATGTGAAACATCAGCTGGTTTCCCTGATAAGAATAAGGCTATAATTTCTAAAACACTTGCTCCTTCAGAATTAGAGTCAGTGGGTCATTCACAACCATTTGTTTTCGATAACAAGATGGTGTTGACTAAGGGTAAAGAATATGCATTTATTATTATTTGTAAAGATGCTGTTGGTTCTGTACAAGTTGCGGAACTAGGTAAGAAGACTTGGGACAATCCAAAGATTTGGTTGACTGGTCAGGCTTATTCAGTCGGTACGTTGTATAATTCAAGTAATAACTCAGCTTGGACTCCACTTCAAAAGGAAGATATGAGGTTTTGGATTTATGGTTGTGATTTTGATCATGATTATGAGGCACCATTTACTGAATTTAATGTTCTCACTTTAGCAGAAGACCCAAACACAGTTTATCCAAATGGTGTGACGGATATTATGGTTCTTGCAAATGCGAAAGTTTATGAGGGTACTTCAATTCAATATAGAGTTGAACTTTTAGATAGACCGATAAGTGCAACCCTTGAAAGAGAATTCTTAGTGAACTCATATTCACAGTTCCCACTTGACGTGGCATACTTTGGTAGAATTAGAGTGACTGCGGTATTTGCTTCAAATGGATTATATAGTCCAGTTCTTGACCCAAATATTCAGTTGTCTTTAGGTTACTCATATAGAGAATCTAGATATACTTCACTTGGTTTCCCAGTTGATAGAAATGATGATTCAATCATCGTAGCGATGGATAATTATAAACCATCTGGAACAACGATTGGTGTGCAGATACAAGTTTATGTTGCAGGAGTTGAAACATGGGTAGATATGACAATCTCACCAACTTCTACACCACTTGGTAATGAGTGGGTTGAAACTACATATACGTTACCACTTCAATCAGGTGGAACGCCAATTATGGACCCTGCTCAAGAAACATCTAGGATTAAGATGATAATGACAACGCCAAATGATAAGAATAGACCGATAATTTCTAATCTTAGACTAAATTCACAAAAGATATAAAGGAGTAATAAATGTCAACTATTAATACACAATATAGGAACTATGTGTTCCCACTGAAAGATGAAGACCTTGAGTCTTCAAATAATTTATTAAAGATCACAACAGAAGCTATTGATACTGATATGAATACTTTGTTTACTACAAAGGCAGATTCAGCTGATACTGTTTCTGAAACTACAGTTGATACTAAAATTTCTGATGCGATTACACAATACGATACAAACCTAGACATTTACGGTACTTATGTAAATGGTGATGCAAACACTGACGCTACAGAATCTAATAAGTTAGTTCTGAAAACTGTTATGGGTTCTCCTGGTTCATATTCAAAAGTTACTGTAAATGAAAAGGGTCTAGTTGTTACGGCAGGCGATGCTAATAAAGAAGACATAGCTGACTTTACTGAGACTGATTATGTTCATATTTTAGGGACTGAAACTGTTTCAGGTGACAAAGAATTCTCAGGCACTGTGAATTTTTCAGGTGCTGTAAATCTTCCGGGAGATACAAGCGTTGACCCAAGCTCTATTTTTGATGATACGAGTACAAACTCAACCTCAAAAGGTTGGACAGCAAATAAGATTTTTACATATATAAGTGGGTATGTTCCACTAACAACTTTTGGTGACCAAGCCATTTTGGACAAAGTAAAAAATGTAGACGGTGCTGGTTCAGGTCTTGATGCTGACCTTTTAGATGGTCAACAAGGGTCTTATTATTTAGATTGGTCTAATTTATCCGGAGTTCCTACAACTGTATCTGGGTATGGCATTACTGATGCATATACAAAGGGGGAGGTTGATACACTGGTTTCTACTTCTGAACAAGGTATTAAATTCAGCGTCGCTGATATCGCTGCAAGGAATGCATTGGTTGCGGAAGCAAACGATTTATGTGTTGTACAATCAGACAGAATCGTATATAGTTATGATGGTTCAAATTGGTCATCATTTTTTGCGTTGGATGGAATCCATACTCATGCTTTCAGTTCATTGTCATCTAAACCAACTACAATCAGTGGTTATGGTATAACTGATGCATTTGATGGAGCTTTCAGTTCATTGTCATCTAAACCAACTACAATCAGTGGTTATGGTATAACT